TAAGAACTTTTCAATGTCTTTTATAATTTCTGCTTTGGTGGCTTCAGAAACCATATCTATATCAATTTGTACACCATCTTCGTCCAAAATGTTTTCTTCTTCCGTCCAAAGGGCTGCTTCTAAATATCCAAGGATTATTTTATCTATGTTCATAAGATATGTTTTTGATTTGTGTTGTACCTGATTGGTATATTCTCGCTTCGCAAGAAGTGATTACAAAGATAGTGAAAAGAAATGAAAAAACCAAATAAATGTCAAAATGTTTTCAAAAATCTGTTTAACCCCTCGTTACCTCGGCTTTAAATTTTATTCTTTTCTGAATGTCAGCAGATGGAATTCTAATATCCAAGTCTTCATAAATCAAGTCAGCAGCAGCCTTTTTGTCCAAGGCAACAACTTGATACACACCATCGAAAAGATATGTGTTTTTCTTTTCACTTCGTTCAAGAAGTGAAAACAACGTTTGGTTTTTTGAATTTGAGTTTGACATATATTTAAATTTTATCAGCGTTCAACAATACCGTTGTTAGTCGGAACTAGAAACGTAATTCTTTTAACCAATTTTCGTCCACCGTTGTAACTGTCACCAAACAAACTTCTGCCCATGAATGGACAATTTTTGATGTCATTTTGGCTAACTGTTGTCATTTGTCCATTGTGCAATATAGTATCGCCTTTCATAATTTGGCTGATATGGACTTCAGTTGTTTTTACGTTTGTTGGTAGATTAGTCATAAGATATATGTTTAAATGTCCAATGATTGTTTTGTAGTAGTAGAAGTTGTTATAACAAAGATAACACTTTATTTTCAGAAAACCAAATTTAAAGTGTTATCTTTTTGTTAAAATTTAAACTATTTTTCCATTTTCGTAAAACTCATATTCATTTGCTTCGCACATCTCTGTCAAACCTTCTTCACTATAAGCATATTCATATTCATTATTAAGTTCTTTGAACAATTTTGAAAAGTCGTTTTTCTTCAAACATTCTAAAATTGTTATGTCATAACATACACCTGTGACTGGGCAGTTGTCTCTGTCTTTGTATAGAGTTTTAAAATCGTCTTTGTTATAACCCTCTAATGTAATGTGTGACTGTCCATATACCCCGATTGAATAGTCTAATTTACCACCAATTTTTTTTTGCAGTGCATTCAAGCAATCTACAATGTCATTCACAGAATGTTCAACTAAGTCTGACCAATTTTGTCTAATCCAATTGAAAACCGCTTCTTTGTTTGGATGTTCGGCTAATTTATAAACGTTTAATGTTATCGTTCTCATAAGATATGTTTTTGTTTGTGATTGACTAATAAACTAATGACTTATTCTCGCTTCGCAAGAAGTAATATAAAGATACAAAAGATTTTCCAAATATCCTAATGATTATAGGAAAATCTTTTGTTTTTTTTTGTCCAAGATACGTCTAAGCCCTTTGATTTTTTGAGGGTACGATATACCCTAAACTTTCATTCTCATTCCAGACCACAACCAATTCGCCACAATCAAATTTTAACATACACCCCCGATTTGCTTCGGAAATTTGGCTGTTACCGTCCATGAATTTTTTATCGCAGTTTTGGAATAGTTTGTGGTCTGCTTCGCTATAAAAGCAATGTGCAGCACTCAAAGAAAAATATCTTTGTTTGTCTAAGAATGTTTCAAACTTTTTTTTGTCAGTGAATTTGATAACATTTTTATATTTAACAATTTCTTCTATTGCGTTTGGAATGATATATCGTTTCATATTGTCTAGTTTTTGAGATTGTTATTAATTATACTCTAAGATACGAATAAAAATTCAAAGTTCCAAGGAATTATCTAAATTTCTTTTGAAATTCTTCTTCTAAGAAGAGTTCTAAGGAATCTGCCTTAGTTTTCACTTTTGAATTAAAATTTGAGGTTTCAAATTCCGTCCAAAGTTTTGAACATTTATTGTAAATTTCAGTATATGACATATCTGGATGAACAACACCTAATCTTTCAGCTATTTCTATTGTAAGTAATATATTTTCTTTCATGTTTAATTTTTGTTTGATTGTAATATTCCAAGCGTTGCTTGCAATGGTTTAAAGGTACGCAAAGTTTTTGAGATAATCAAACAAAAATCCAAAGATTTTTTAAAATTTCTTTGGATTTTGTTTGTCCAAGGTTACATTAAACCTTCGTCTGCCAAACTTGTGTATGAATTACCTGCTACAATAATATGGTCTAATACACTAATGTCCAAATATTTACCTGCTTCTTTTATTTTCTTTGTTATATCAATGTCAGCCTTACTAGGGTTCAAATTGTCTGAAGGGTGGTTGTGTCCAAGGACTATTCCAGCACATAAGGGATTTTCCAAAGCAGCCCGAAACACTTTTTTTACATCTACAACCGTACCTGCCAAACCACCAATAGATATGAATGCTTTGTCTATAACTCGGTTGCCTTGGTTAAGCAGCAAAATTACAAATTCCTCGTGGTTTAGGTCTGCTAAGAATGGTTTTAAAATATTATAGCCATCTAAACTTTGAGTTATTTGAGGTTTTGTGCTTAATGGCGTTGCTTCACGTCTTATTCCAAGTTCCATACTAGCCAAAATAGCAGCAGCCTTTTTGGTTGTCATTCCTTTGAACGCTTTTAATTCGCTCAAAGTCAAACGACCTAATCTGTTTAAATCTTTGTCAATTGACTTTAATAAGTCTTTTGCAATGGATACATCTTGTGTTGTACCTGTGCCTATTATTAGACTTAATAATTCTGCATTTGTCAAATTTTTTCTACCAAAAGACATAAGCCTATCAGTAGTATCATTTGTTTCTTTTTTTGCAGTTATTTTATACTCTGCAATATTTTCGCTATTGACTTCGTTATTCATAGTGCTATTATTTTTTATGGTGTATATGTGTGTAATTGATAGTAACAAATATACAACAAGTTTTTTAAAAAGTCAACTTTTTTTCAAATTATTTTCAAATTATTTTTATAATGACAAAGGAACTGAAAAATCCAAAGATTATAAAAATAAAAATCTTTTGATATTTTAAGATTTGTTTGGTTAACTGAAAAACTTTGCTTATCTTTGTTATGTGCTAATAAAGCAATACAATCTAAAAAATTGAAATATGAAACTCCTAACAAATTATAATGTGGTTATAACTAACGTTCCCACAATCGCAGTATATGAAAAAGAAGATAAAAATTTTGAATGTTCTGTTTGGGCTTGTCAAGATGAGGAATGTGAAAACTTCTTATCTGAAAACACAAATGTAGGAATGACAGAAATACAAAGAAAAAAAGCCAGTTTAAAGGCTTTAGAATCTGCTGGAGTAATTTGGTCATGAAAGATTAAAAAATAAGCAAAAGATTTAACTAAAAATCTTTGGTTTTCTAAATTAAAAAGCCTATCTTTGTTATGTTCTTATTTTTGTTCACTAATCACAAGCGTTGCTTGCAATGCTATAGACTTTCAAACAAATGGATATTCTAAAACTTATCTCAAATCTAATTGACAGTATCAAAAATAGCCCTACAGGCGTTTCCTTTGTTGCTCTTAACAACTATGAAAATAGTAATGGGCAAATTCAAAACGCTACGATTAACGTAGGCTTATCTTACGAACGTGCAAAGAACAAAGATATACGTTTCTTAGAAACGCTCAACGTTCATACCGACAAAAGATTTGTTTCTTTTCAGGATAAGGAATTGTTAGAAGTCGCAAGATTAGAACTTTTAGCAAGTGCAAAAGAACCAAACGCAAAAATGAGTGCAGGTCAAATTGATGCCTATACATATCTTTGCAATGGTTTAAAGATACACAATGAAAGTAAGGTTTTATATCTGCAAGGTTTCTCGGTATCAAAAAACGTTGTTAGTGAAGGCACAACCAAGGCAGATACAAGACAACCAAAAACCAAAGCAAAAGACGCAATTAGAAAATATTTGAAGGCAACAAAATACCGTCAATACAACCTAGAAAAATTACCACAAGTCAAAGTTAATAAAACGACTTTGATATTAGAATAAAAAAAATCTTTCGATTTTTCAATAAATTTCTTTTGATTTGTTTGGTAATGTCAAAAGATAGTTGTATATTTGTATCACACCAATTAGGTAACACACTAAAAATAATATCAAACATGGAACTAAAATATAATATTATCCGCAAAGTGTCAAAAGGTTTAGCTAAAAAGTTAAATTTAGAATTTGACCCCAAATTTGGCTATTACGTTGGTGATACCTACAATGACAGTAAGGGGAATTCTATTCCAAATTATTTTTATTTCAATGGAATTGTATATTCTTTGAAATATTTTGACGGTTGTTTTAATCCGTATTTAGTTCAATACATCGACAAAGATAGATTTATTCTATTAATTAAGGGTAAAGAAAAACAAGTATTCCCCTTTGATGGGAAAAATGAAACATATAATAAAATTGAAGCTAATCACGAAGCGTTGGGGATTAAAGTGAATCTTATTTGAAAAGTCCTAAGATTTTTCAAGATTGAAAAAAAAACAAAAGATTTTCTTTAAATTCCTTGGATATTTGGAAAATCTTTTGTATTTTTGTAATACTAAATATATGGATAATGATGATAGTTTTTATCACAATTCAAAAGACTAAGTTTTTGCTTTGGTATTAGAAATCTTTTGACTTTACAAAACTTTTCTTTGGAATTGTTTGGTTTTTTCTTGCAGAAAACTTGCGTATGTCAAAAGATAGTTGTATATTTGAGTATGGTTATTAATTCACACACTAAATTTCAACCTTATGAAAAAAGTGAAACTTGCTTCAGGTTTATTCGCTACAATGCTAGATGACAACGAACAAGCAGCCCTCTGGAAAGAACTTTCTCAAGATATTTCAGTAGTAGGAAAAAACGTTGCACTTTTTACCCCACAAGATAAATTAGAATATTTTATTATATCTGAAACCACTATAAAGTATGACAGTTATTTAGCTGTTATATCTGCTAATGGTAAACAGATTAAAGTAAAATATAATGTATGTAATCAGGACAGTAAAATTAACGCTGCTGTTCGCAAAGCATACGGAAAATAATAATCTCAAGAAATTTCAGGATTGAAAAAAAAAACAAAAGATTTTCTATAAATTCCTTGGTGGTTTGGAAAATCTTTTGTATCTTTATAAGGTTGAAAGTCGTAAGGGTTGCGACTTTCAACATCTACTGAAACAAATTATTTTATTGAAACAAATTAAAATCAATTGAAACATGAAAAATCTAATGACTTTTGTTCTTATCTTCGCTGCCTTCGCTGTCTTCGCTCAAACAAACAAAGTAGCGGTTAAAACGTTGCCACTTTGCGACACTATCAATGTGGTTGCGCTAGGTTTGAACGTTGAAATCATTGAAACTATTGAAACATTCTCAAGATTAGAGATTGAAACATCTATCAATCAAAATTTGAATGAAACCACGGCACGGACGATTCAAGGCACTCTAGGTGTGCAGGTGTCGGATAGATGGCAGGTTGCAACTGTTGTGGTTTCTCCTGTAAAATCTGATGAAAATTTTTCAGTGTCGGTTGGTGGCAACGACATTGAATTGAAACGCTCTTACAAATTGTTTGTGCCACGTGGCACGACAATAAAAAGATAGGAATATGTAGGACTGAAGGAGGGAGGGTATATATCCAAGTTAATTGTATATGTATCCTCCCTACCATACCCCTACCTTAAACCCCTCTCCCCACCCCTCCCTAGGGGATACGCCCAAACCGACCCCCGACCTGCGCTAAATTTTTTTTTCAAATTTTTAGATTTTTCGATAAAAACACCTTCAGACTTTTCAACAACACCTTTAGACCTTCATCAACAATCATAAGACCTTCATCAACAATCAATAGACTTTATCAATAATCAATAGATTTTCAGTAATAGTTAAAATGTATTCCAATAAGTCAAACATCTTCGGAACTTAAACTTAACATCATTTGTTGTAGTAGTTGAAAAGTAATGCTTAACATATAAACATAATAGGAACAATGAAAAATAATTTCAATAAAATTGATAAAACAATTAGAAAATATATCAAATTAACTTTAACTACCAATTGTGAAATCAGCGAGTTTGTTCCAAATACACATGTTGCAGAAGTATTCAAAGATATTTTAATCTATTCTGAATTAGAGGATAATAATCAGAAAGTGTTTAATAATGTTAAGGATAATCCTTACGATAGTATTGGTAATAATAATCCAGATGATTATGAAAAACAAGAAGATGGGAGATATATAAAAAAAAAAACATATAGTGTTGGTATAAATAATTTACTAATCAGTGAATATTTTGATTTAAATCGTTTAAAAATTGATGCTGTGAAAGAGATATATAGAACTTATCAAAAATTAAGAGATAAACGAGACGAAGTTAGAAATAAAATATTGATGGGAAGAATAGTTTTACCATATAATTATACAAATAGAAATCTAACTAAATCGCATAAAATCAAAATATCATGTACACATAACAAAAACCAATGAAGAGTCTAAAAAATCATCCGACATATTTTGAACATCTGATGGATTTTAAAAATAGTTTCACAACTCTTAGTATGGAGAAGAGAAATATAAAAGTTGAATATTATTCTTCCGAATTTGAAAACTATTATTTTCTTCTTCCGCAAGGTGTTAAGGAATCCATTTTAGCCTTGATAGACCGTGGCTTCAAATATGGTCATACCCTTTGCCATATCTTCGACAAACGAGAAGAATGGCAACCTGCTTGGCAATGTGTTGCTCTCACTTGTGTCAACTGGGAAATCGTCAAAACCAATAAGAACACTGAAACTCGCAAGCTCACTAGTGATAGCAAACAAACGGCAAACACTGTTTGCAAAAGATTTGTCCTTGAAAATAAAACACAAATGAAAATCCAACTCAAAAGACAAAAACAGACCAAAGACATTTTTGAAATTCCTTTGCTTGTGAAATTCAAAAGAAAATTTGACGGTCAACACGTAATGTACAAATTTATTCAACTCAACGACAATCTTGAAGTATATTCGCATCATGGTTATTGGACTAAAGAACCATTAAGAGGTGTAAATTTGGAAGACCAAATATCATATTGGCTCAAATTCTTAAACAATAATGAACATATAATCACAAACAACTTAAATCCTAATGATTACAACTGAAGAAAAGAAAATTCTCACAAAATTACAACTACTATTTTATGATAATTGGCATGTTGCAGATACTGATGAAGAACAATATAAATTAGATGGAGAGCAAATAGTTTTTAAATTAAATTCTAATCTAAAAGCCAATGAAAAATATAACTTTGGTTTTTGGTTAAACAACACTGTTAAATTTTTCAATGGTGAAATTGAAGGCAGTTTTCCTCACGAAACTATTACAATTAATATTCGAGAAAAATTGACAAACTTTTTAAATAACAATGGTTTTACACTTTCCAAAATAAACATTGATTCTGGCGTTTTAATTAAAACATAAATAATAGAAACAATATGAGTACAATTGACCTTTTATCAACAATCGCATTTATAACATTCCTAATAGCAGCAACAGCCTGTGGGCAAATCAAACTAGCAAACAAACAAAGAACAAAAAGATATTAAGTTTATATCATACGATAATTAGAAGATGTTCATTCAATTGGGCATCTTCTTTTTATTTTATGTCAATAAACAATCTTTTTCAAAAAAGCCAAATATTTATAATAAAAATAGCAAGCAACGTTTGCCACAAAATAAAAACACAAAAAATCATATTATAAAAAATGGCTAAAATTAAAATTACTAAAGGTGAATTGAAATCACTCATCAAAGAAGCTATGGCTTTGGATAAAGGTCTTTTGACTGAATCAAAATCTAAGAAAGTTCAGACACATCCTTTGTACAATATTATCAAGGAAGAGTTGGCTAAAGTTAAATTGGCTCAAAAAACTAAAACAGGTCAAGTGGCAAAGAAAGTGCAAACTGCTACAAAAAAACCTGTCAACGAAGGTATTTTGAAAAACTTGGTAACAGGTATGGCGATGTTGGCTTCAACATTGGGTGGTAAATCCATTCAAGCACAAATGGTAGAACCGCTTCCAATGGCTGATACAATCATCATCAAAGGATTCAGTCCAGCAAATGTTTCTATCACTAAGAAAGCCACTAAATATGACATGAAGGCTCTTGTAAAAAATAACACTAAAGTTGTAGGCACAGGAAGTGATATTCAATTGAGTCCAGAAACGCAAGAGGTTTTAAATTTAAAACTAGGGGCAATCATTAAAAAAGAAGGTTCAACTGTTACAATTGTACAAAACCCTAATTTGAAGACTATCAAAACAGGTGGTAGTGTCATAACAAATGACCAAACACTCAAATTGAATGTTGACCCTTCAACAAAGGTGATTTTCCAAAATCCAAATGCTGCGGAAAATGAAGGTATTCCTTTTGGAGAAAATAAAAAGTTCAAAAAAAAACCATTAACTGAAGCCCAAATTAACGAAGATGTTAAAAGTTGGGTTTTAGGTGGTATGATGGCTTTGGCAAGTTTATTTGGTGGAAAAGCAAATGCACAAACTGCTGGTACTATCCAGCCGTTAGAAAAAGTTAGCAATTTGAGTTTAGTCGGATATGACAAAGCGGATGTTTCAATTAAAAAAGTAAAAGGAAGTCGAATAACTTATAGAGTTTTCAACGATTTAAAAGGAGGTACAATTGATGCTAATACTGAAAAAGTTATTGAAGGTATGATGGGTGTCGCAGTGCCAAATGCGAAATTGGACTCTGCTTCTAACACTTACCAGATAAAAAATCCTGAAATTAAAATAGTTGCAGGAGATTATGAAGGTGAAGGTGCATTATTGAGTCGTATTCAAAACAAATTTGGTAATTCTGTAACATCTAATCAAAGAATTGAAATTCTAGTTGGTGAAGATGCCATGAATCCAGATTTTAAATGGGAAGCTACGATGAATAAGTAGAATATGCAACAAAAAAAAAGACTTTTGATTAATCAAAAGTCTTTTTTTTTTGTTGCTAACGATTTACATATTCAGGGTTGAAAATATGGAAAAGATAAGTTTCATCAGACTTTTTAATAGCAACAATTGATATTTCGCTATTATAATATTGAAAAATAATAACATATTGTTCAAATTGAGTTTTCATGGTGACTCTTTTTTCCATGAAATTTTCAAATATTTGTACAGTATCTAAGAGTACAAATTTCAAAGTGTCTGTTGAGTTACTGGGATAAAAAACTACTTCTTTGTCATTGAACACAATTTGATATTCAAGTCTGCTTGGTTGCTCAATGTTGCCTTTCACTAATACTTGGCAATTTGTTATAAGCGTGTCATTTTGTCCAAAGATGTTTCCGATTGCAAAGAAGAAGAATGTGGCTACTATTAAGATGTTTTTCATAATTAGTTTGTTTTTATTTGTCTTTGTTATAAATAGCCCATCATAGAGCAGTTAAATATAAAACTCAAAAGATATCCATAAAGTTCCCAAGACTTTCTTTTTTTTTATTCTTCTTCATCTTTATTTTCAGAAGTCATTTCAACAGATGTGATTTGACTTTCATTTTTTATAGTAATTGGATAAACTTCATAAAAGACTCGTGAAGACTCGTCTTTGTGATAGTCCATGTTACCATTTTCCAAACATTTCACAAACACTAAATCACCACTAGCATTGACAAAAGACAAAGGTTTGTCGGAAGATTGAATTAAAATCTTATGACAATGGATAAATCCACCGACTGTAACTGCTCTTGAATATTGTAAGGATTCCAACTCCTTTTCAAGTTTCAACTGTTTTTCTTTAATTTCATTATAATGGTTGTCAAGCTGATGTAAAAACTGTATTTGTTCATCTTTGGTTGCGCCATCAAGAATGTTGGCAATTCCACTGTAAGATAAGTCGTCTATGTTCATTTAATTAATAATTTTTATAAGTGAAGGATTAAAAACAATTCGTACTGTTGATTTAACAGTTCCACCATGATACGAATCTAAAACACCAATTACATCAATAATATCAAAGTCTAATAATTGTGCCATTGCTGCAAGTGCGTCTGTGGAAGTTTTATCATAAAGCATTTGAAGTTGGAACATTTCAAATATGGTGTCTATTTTTTCAGATGGTACACCAGCATTTTCAAAAGCAGTTCTAACATTTTCGGTTGGTAAACCACGAAAGCGTACACCAAAAGCATGTACTTTTAAAATTTTACTGTTATTTGTATCAACACTAACTCTTAAAGTTTTTGGGTCAGAATCTTGGTAATTAAATTCTCTGTGTGGGTCAGCGTAGGATTTTGCAACAGAATAATCGTCACTCAAAAATATTGGTTTTTTAATGTTAACATAAGATTTAGTATTATCTATCTCTCCACCTTTGATTAATTCAAAATATCTTTTTGGATTTGTGAGTCTAGTATCTTGTATTTCATCAGACAAACGTTTAAATTCTTTAGGATTTTTGATAATTTCTATGGAATGTTCATGTGAGCCGAAACCACCTGCGTCTTCAATCTTTTTGGCGTTGGGAGTTCCATGATACCAAAATTTACTGTTTTGGTTTTCTGTTAGCAGATTATTGACTACTTTCCTTAAATTCATAATGTATTTTCTTATAAATATGAACAATGTGAACATCGTTCATATTGTTCTAAATATGGCTATTATTCATCAGACCCATAAAGTTCAATCGCTAGATTTTCACAAAATCCTGCTGATAGTTCAAGTAACCATTTTTGGTTGAGCAAGTTTTCAGTGCCATGTATAGCTATCGGTTTGAAAGGTTGTATTGTTAAGTTGCATTTACCCATCATATTGTATAACCGAGAAATGTCTTCAAGTTGTTTGTCGTAAGAGTGTCCGTGCATGAAGAGGTCTATATATCTTTTGACTAAAGTGAAGTTCAATTGATGTACTTCTTGTTGACGTTTTTTATCTTCATCATTGGAGCAGAATGGATAGTAGTCCATTTTGTAGGCAAATTGTTTTTCATTCCAATTGTAGTGAATTTCTTGACCTTCCCATTTGCGACTATTCCATTCAGTCAACCTTGTCCACTTCCTTGAAAATTCATAAGTTTCAAATTTGAAGTAATCTGGATATAGTTCATAATGTTTGGCAAGCATTGCAACATAAACATCTTTTATAATGTAAATTTTGTCAAGTTTGTTGTCTGCAAGAATTTCTTCAATCGTATTGTTATAGAAGCTTTGAATAATTTTTACATTAGCATCTATTTTAATGTCAATGATATAATAAACGTCATGAAAAGTTCCAAAAATCGGCAAACTTTTAAACACGTAAGGTTGGTCAAATTCTCTGTCTAAGCTATTGTTCTTTTCAAGTAGAATGATAACAATCTCTTCTTGATAAGTTATAGGTAAATTGGTTATAGCACATCTTGGCTTCATAAATTACTATAATTATTTATTAAGTTTAATAATAATTATTGCTTGCGATGATTTAATTCCTGCAACAATACATGATAAACTTCATGTTCATCTTGACCAATTTCTCTAATGATTCCCTCTACACGTCCTTGGAATTTAACACTATACATGAAAACGTCAAGACATATAATCATTTTGAATTGAGGAATAGTTAAATGTTGACCAACCTCTTCAAAATAAATCTGTTGAAACTTGTCCATGTCTAAGGGCAACACGAAATGTTTTTTGAAATAATCGAAAGTCACAAGACCTGTCTGGGCTTTGTTTTTAAGATTTTTCTGTTGTTGATAATAACGTATATTCATACTAATATTTGATTGTCATACGTTGAATAGTTTTAATTGTGCTTCATAACAAAAAATAATCTGAAGCCCAATTGCTGCCCAGATGATAACTGCTGTCATTCCATATAGAATGTGAAGCGGTTGTTTGCCTTTGTAAGTTTTATAGTGCCAATCTGCAATCACTGTTGACAACATTAGAACTCCCATAAATGAAAATCCAATTAATAGCATTGTTAAAAACATCATATTGTTATAATTTAAAAATTATTCGTTTTTTACAACGTTGATTTTTATTATTTAGTTCCAATTTCATTCGCAAGAATTAAAGAGTTGTCAGTTTTGAATAGTGGCAACAAAACATCAACAGACATTGATTTTGAAATCTGACGACTTTGTGACCATTTGTTGAAATGTCCACACATATCCCAAAGAATGTTTTCACAACCATTAAAATATCCACGTAAAGAGTTTTGGTATGATGAAAAGCCAATCATTTTTCCAAAGCCATAAGCGATAGCAATTTTTCCATTATCTCCCAAAATTGATTCCGATTTTTCACATCCTGTCAAGGCATTGATGTTTGAGCGAATGCTCACGAGAAATCCATTTTGTCTAAGGGCATTGACCAATTCTTTTGACTTTTCATCTTCACAAAAGTTATCAAAATATGAATCGTCAGAAATTTCGTATTGTATGTCTGTTGGTTTTTCTTTTTCAATCCTATAACGATAACACAAATCATATTTTTTATAACCCTTCATAAGATATGCGGATGAAAATCTTACGATTGTGCCTTTTGGAATCCCTTTGACCGAATATGCTTTCAAGATACAAGATTTCAAATTGAGATTTTTTTTAACATCATCAACAATGGTGTCATTGTCGTGACAATCTTTAAACCTTTTGTCTGTATAGTAACAGGCTTTTCCATTGTACAACTTTTCTTGCTCTTTGTTCGCATCATAGGCAAAGTTATACTGTTGATTGTATTTCAAATTGGAATTATGCCCATTATCCCAACGTGACATTCTAATGATATTAAAATGAGTCAATTGATATTTTTTAGGACATTGGAATCCTGTTTTTAGTTGCATAAATAATAAAAAAGGTTTAAATTTGTTAAATCGTTGATTGTGTGTATTCTGCGACCATCAATTGAAGCATAACCATCCAACCAATAACCGAACTGGTCATTAATTATTTGATATTGACCCAATTCATAAGTCGGAAAGCCACCACGAACATCTAAACTTGTAAAATTCAAAAGATTTATTAGAACATCTTCTGAAATTTCAGTTTAAGTAAATTCGCATACTCAATGATGACTGCTCGAAAATCATCAACACTATGTTGGTCGATAGCAATTTGAACAAAGTCTAACATTGGAATTATGGGTACTTTTGTTTCTCCTTGAAAAATCATAATTATAAAGTTTTGTACAGTTGATAATTTCTAATGACTTTCAAAATGTCATCAATAGATTTTTGGTCAATGTCGTCTGGTAAATCAGATTCGTCAAATAGTTTATTCATTAATTCTATGTCGGCTTCGCATTGTTTGATAAATGACGGATAATCGACTTCACCTTTGCGAATTTTCAACAATTCTTGTGCATTTTCACGTCTGACAAGCACACCTTTACCTTGGGCAATTTCGATACCCATGTCAATAAGTCTTCTAGTATGTAGGATGCTTTTACCATCATAAGCCTGTCCATGACCTTCAAAGTCAACATATCTTTGCTCGTTTCGTTTTTCAAGCCATTCTACATATTCTTTATACTTTCGGCAATGATGTTGATATCCATCGTCATTGTAGTTCATAACTCCAACGGATTCAACACCCTTTGGAATATTTGATAATCTTACTTGATTGGATTCGTTACCGTTTTCTTTAACAATACCGTTTGCCCAAGCATGATTATCAATATCAACATAAACTTGGTAACAATCTGGCATTCTGTCAAGATTGGTTAAACCGATTTGATTTTGTGAAATTCCAATATCTTCACAAAATTGCGGAATTGACCGACTTCCTTGAAAATTTGGCACACTTATAAAACAAAAATCCAAAACTCCCTTTCGTTGGATTTCTTCCTTCTTCATGTTCATCTTCTTACCCAAACCTTGTGCCTTACGAATCTGTTCAACTGCATAACCGCCAACTGAATCTTTACATAGTTTTGTGATAAAACTATCTCGTTTGTCAAAGATTTCATTAAGCAAAGGATGTTTGTAAACAATGCAATCTTCTGGTGTATTGAGCATTTCGAGGATAGTTGGGTTATTCTTTTTCAAAAGTTCAAAAAAACGACCTATTTCGTAGTAATGTTCATCCTTTGTTACCTCTATTTGTTTTTGATGTTTACCTAAAAGGATTTCCATAGGATTTTGCATATAAATCCCTTTGAAATCAACGTCAGATGTTTCAGTGGAAGTTCCATAGGCTTGAGAGCCGATGATGACTTTTAAGAGCAATTGATGCCCTTCTATGTATTGGTTGTCGTTAATTCTTATTTCTGGTTGCATAATTAGGATATTTTTTTAATAAGTTGTTTAATTGATTAAGGTCTCTTGCTTCTTGTTGTGCTTTCTGTTCTAGTTCTTCACTCTGACAAATAGTGGTAAAATGTTCCAAAGACATGATACCAAATCTTATGAGTTCTTGGGCGATGGGGTTGTCGTTCAAGTTGAAACCATATAGATGAATGTCTTTTTGCAATCTTGGCTTTTTATTGTTTGTATAAGGATAACCATCAGCATCAGTGTTAGCCACCACATCATTGAAATAAAATGAATTGTCTTCAAATATAATCAAAATTTGGTATTGTGTTTCGTACCCATTATCAATCTTCACAAACTTTACTGGTTTGTCGTTGAGTTCGTTATTGTTGAATATTTGTTTCATTTTGTTTTTGTTCTCGGTTTAATAAAATTGAATTGTACATTTGAATATCCTTATGACATTCATTAATTTCTACAGACTTTTGTTTAATAATCTCTTGTTTTTGTTCTATTCGTCCAATGATTTGTTTTGCTGTTATCCAAATATAATTGTAATCCTCTACAACTTTTAACAATTTAAGTTTTTCTATCAAAAAACGTCCTTCTTTAGCAGATAAAAGCACCTTGTTGTAAGATTTGTCGTCAAACATTTCAATTATATGTGAATAGTGGTCAGTAATTTCCATTAAAAAATAACGATTGTTCCACATTTCTGCAACAGTGTCGATAGAGTTCCAAGGACTGCTTTTAATGTCTCCGTATATCATAATTACCTTTTTTTAACGAGTTTTCTCACGTGAGATAAAAATTGTTTTTCCAATTGTAAAAAATCTTCTCTTGTTATGTCTTCATATTCAACAGATTTCAAGGAAGCCATTTGGTCATCTAATATATACTCAAATAAAAATTTCGACTGCTTCGGATGTTCCACCGCAGTAACCTTGCAAAAAGAACTGAAATAGTACCCAACATCATTCAGAGGTGTTGGTTGACCTTTTCTGTTGCAATCTATTCGGAAAATCAAATGGTTATCATTGCAAATCTTGAGATTGTATTTGTAATGATTAACCATGTAATTTACGATTGCTTGATTTAATGATTCCATATATTATTCACAAATTCTACAAACAGTTAAATAAGGTTTATTTTCAGTTTGATATTTTGCATCGCCACATGAAGACGTGTTCAAATATTGGCAATCTTCCAAGAAAAAATTGAAATCATCATTTGATATTGTTTCACCGTCTAGTGACGTTAAAAATTCAATCATTTGATTTTCTGTTGGTAATGAGATATAATGGTCATCATCACCACTTTCAAATCTTGCGACAAACCCAGTAATAAAATCAAATGGAGATTCGCCTAAATATTCGATAATTAATTGTTTAGTTGAAACAGATTCTTTAAAATCTGGCAGAAACCGCATTGAATGATTTTCACACAATTGTAAATGCACAAACTCTTTTTTATTTGTGGCAGGGTTGGTAAACGAATTTGAATGTTGTGTGATAGTTACAGTTATTGATTTCATATTTTTGTTTTATAAATTAACAATAGACCAGCCGTCCTGTTTACCATCAACAAAACATTTGATTTTCCAAAGAAGATTTTCTTTTGACATTGATTGAAAATCTTGTCTGCCGTCATGGATTAAACCGCCATCAGACAATATGTCATCCTCGTCATATTGAAATTTGTATTTGATTTGAACGAAAAAATCATCATTTTCTGTTTGACGCTCGGCAATATAACCTACTTTGATTCGGCTGTCGATAGACTCAATTTCGTAAATTGTTATTTGTTCCATTTTTTTAGTTATTAATAAAATTCGATTAAGCACACTCTAAAACTTGAAAGATTTGAACTGATTTTTCTCCATTTATTAGAAACCGCTTCGTTGTTCCAATTTTCTGTGTATGATATATAATGTTCACCAGATGAAAAAGCGTTAAGCGGTACACAAAATTCACCGTTCCTATTTTTACAATTTTCAACAATTTCGTTTCGTTCAAAATCATATAAATAGTCATAGTAAATACTTTGACCATGTTGAACCATATCTTTATTAGTAGTGCAAAAAACATCGAAAATGATTTGAAGTCTAATGTCAGTTTTGTTATCGTGAATATCAAATGGTTCAATTGGAAATCCAAGGATAATCTCATTCAAGAGATTTATGATATTTTCTTTACATTGTGAATCATCATAATCATAATCTCTATTCTTAAAATAGTTGAAATCAATCGAAACATGACCTTTTTCAAGGTGTTCACAGAATTGGAACAAACCCAATACTCTGTAATTAAAATTAATTGCCATATTTTTTTGTTTTTTTTTTGCTAACGACCTTATAACCATCAATAATAATAAAAAGTTCCTTGTTTTAAACAAAGTTGAATATTTATATAAAAAGACAATAAACAAAAGCCATGAGCCTTTACGACAAATATCAAAAGATTTTAAGACAAGCTCTCAACGAAGATGAAGATTTTTCCATTGACAAAAAGTTGCAACAATTGATTTCAACAAAAGAAATTGAAAACATAGACCTTGCATATCAATTGGCTAAAGGTCAAAACGCTACTAAAACTTTTGAAAATATTCTTTATCACACGTTTGTGCCAAATAGTTTGCAAACACAATTTGAAGCGGATGTGAAACCTATTAAGGAGTTTTTGAACAGACCGTTAAGTGAAATATTATCAGATACAGATGATGAAACATTGTATAATCTTGGAAATGAATTAAATAATAATGGACGTGATAATTTCGCAGAATATCGAGCTTTTTTTAGAGATGAGATTCATGATAAAGTTGGCTATGACGCAGAATATGATTCAATATTATCTAAAATTGACAACGATTTAGATGAAATCAATAGTAAATATCAACGTTATGTTAATGGAAGTAGCATGATGTTTACAGATTTAAGAAATGTGAGAAAAGGATATAACATGTTTAAAAATTATTAAATTTATGAAAGACCTATTAAAATAAGCCAAGATTAACAATCTGACAAGGTTGTACTCCATAATCTGGTGATATTGCAATATATTCTACATCATGTTTTGCGTAGTTTTGATTGGTAATTATGAGCAAATCAGATGACTGCCACGATTCCACAAGATTTTCAACATTTTCTTTATTGTTTTCGACAGCCATCTGATATTCATCTTCGTCATTGTAATCTTCTGGGTCAATTAAATAATCTTCGTTATATTCTAACAAATCTTCAATCAAATATGAGGGCATTCCTTTATAGTTTGCATCAAATGCTTCTTGAACAGAAAGACTATCAAAACGACTTTTAGACAAATCAAACACACACGGATTTTTAGATATTAGTTTAACTTTGTAAGTCAAATCACCCCAAGATTTTTGTGGTATATTGCTAAAGAAAATTCCATTAATTCTTGTGGAAGATTGTGATTTCATCTGAACTTCATTAAAATCAAAATCTTTTATCTGATAATCAGTTGAATGATATGCAATAAATTCACGCTCTTGTGGTTTAACGTTTAATAATTGGTTATATTGATTTTCGTTTAAAATTATTTTTATCATTTGAACGTTGTTCATATTTATAAATAAATATCCATTAACATGAAAGACCTATTAAAATCTATAATTCCGCAAGTTCCAATTTATATTCTCATCATTTATCTAATGTGGTTTTTCTCTGACAAAGATAAATTATCAGCAGCAGATGTGTTAAATCAACTCAATCAAAAGGATTCCATTATAAGTCAAATGATTGATGACCAAGGTCGTTTGGTTTTGAGTCACACTAACAGGCAATATTCACCTATGGTCATTCAAAATTCAAATGACCCTGAAATGGTTGAACTTAGGGAAGAATTAAAATCTCTTGGAATTTCTTTGAACGACCTCAAATCAGCCGTCAACATCAAAACCCAAGCAACTGGCAACGGTGAAACAGAAATTGTTCAACTGACTGACACACTTGACGTTTACAGTTTCAAAGATTCTACCAAACACATTAAAATTGCTGGTCTTGTAGATGTTAAGAATAATAAGCTGAATTACAACTACACATACAGTGCAGAGTACAAGCTATTTTCCTACGATTATAAGAAAAAGTTTTGGAAACGACCAGAGCTTCAGCTTAAATTAATATCTGATGACCCTTCAAATAAAATTCAAATGCAAACATTTACGGTTAAACCGCCAAGAGAAATTGTGTCTATTGGGGTAGGAATCGGAGCAGCCTTTTATTACGCAGATGGCAAGTTTGGCGTTGCCCCAGCCATCACGGTGGGCATTTTCAAACCAATATATACATTTAGAACAAAGAATTGACTTTGTTTGCCGTTTGTGAACTGTGAACATATTTATATACAAATATACTCTACAAATCAGCATAAAATAACAACAATCAATCATGAAAATAAAAGCAAAAGATTTGAAAAAAATCCTTACGGAATCTAAAACAGATAACGCAAACAAAAAAAACATTTCGGTCAGAGACATGAAAAAAATCCTTATGGAATCTAAAACAAATAACGCAAACAAAAAAAGAATAACCGTCAAAGACCTCAAACAAAAGTTGAACGAAAGTAACGGTTTAGGTTTTGGTTATGGATTCAAAAATCAACATTCGTCTTATGGTGACCTTGGAAACCCCAATGCCAAAAATCAAAAGAAATCTGTAAGTAAGGTTAAAAAGTCTAAAGATTACATGGGTAAAAATGGTGGCACAATGTTCGGTTATGGCTTCGCTTTACAAGAGCAACTTGAAAAACTTAGCAAAGACCCTAAGAAATTGGCTTCTCTGGTTGAAAATATGGTCAAATCCATGAAAGGTAAATCTGACTACACTAACTTGAAATTCGTTGACAATGTGGCAAAAAAATACAATGTGAATGAAAGTGAAGTGAAGAAAATGAAGGCAATCATCTTGAAAGAGAATAGTCCAAAAACCGCATTGAAACTTTATAACTACATCACAGAATGTTCTTGTCAACAAGCTGAAAGCGCTTATGGAAAATACTCTGGATTGAAAAATGAGTCTTCTGAAATGATTCCTAACATCAAAAGGACTTTCAACAAATATCAATCGTCTGCGAATAGTTCTCAAGATGCGTTTGGAGCAACTTCTGAAAGTCTTAAAATCCCAAGGGAAATGGTGGAAGAGATGGTTGAGATTCAAAAAGAAGCTCAAAAAATGAAGACAGAAGGTCAAGGAAACAACATTACTGAAACTGATAGCAAATTGCAAAATGTCTTTGAAAAATATCAAAAAATGTCAGAAGGTGACATGTACGAAATGTACGATGAAATGGCTGAATACATGGACTATCCATCATCTGACGATATAACTACCCAAGCGATTAATGATGGCTCTATTTACGAGCGTGACGACTTTGACAGTGTGGTAGGCGGTGGAGATGATGATGACCGATTTGACAACAAATTTTCGCTTAGAGACATGCAACGTGGAATAGATGCAGAACCTGACGAATATGCTGCTTATGGACAACATAAAAAATCTAATTATGAATTGGGTTTAGATGATGACTATGTTGACCCAGATAGTCAATATGACTTTAGTGATGAAGATGATTTGGAAGATGTGTATGATGGCGCTACAACAAATAGTCGTTATAATTTTGACGAAGACGGTGATATTGTGGACATGCACCGTTATGATGACGCTTTTGATAACTTCGGTAGTGACACTGAACTTGACGAATCTGACGACATTGAAATCGGTGACTATGACGAATCTGACGACATTGAAATGAGCAACTACATGGCAAATATACCATGGCATGAAATGTCTTTAGAATATGAAGAAAATTTTAAAGCAGAGAGGATGAATCCCGATGGTCAATTTGATTATGATTGGGAGTCAGGATTTTGATTATGCACACTAATATTTAAATTTTTAACAAAAAAAAACAATTGACCTAAAAATAAGTCAATTGTTTTTTTTTGTTAAAAATACGCTTGTTACATAGTAGCCAATTCTCTAGCAACAACTTTACCGTCAACCAAATTCAAATCCAATTGACCTGTGAAGTTTTCTATAATTTTGTCAGCGATAATCATTTTAAGTTCATCATTGATTTTTCGTTGTAGTTGTCTAAATCCTTTTTCTGGTGTCACATCATTCACAAGATATTCTTTCACTTCGTTTGATACACTCAACAGAATTTCATGTTTGGCAGTTTGTGCAATCAAATTATTCAATTCCAAATCAAGGATTTGCAACATTGCAGTTTTATCTAAAGCGTTGAAATGGATTGTGTTGTCGATACGATTCAAAAATTCTATTCTAAATCTTTTGCCAATTTCTTTTTCAACTATTGCTTTGTCGTAGGTTGTTTCATGTTTGTTGAAACCTAATTTTGATTGTAAGTCAACGCTTTGCTTTGTACCTATGTTTGAAGTCAAAATAATGATAGTGTTTTTAAAGTTGATAGTTTCACCTTTACTATCTGTCAAACGACCTTCACCCATCACTTGAAGAAGTATGTCGAATAATTTATCATTTGCCTTTTCAATTTCGTCAAAAAGAATTACAGAAAAAGCATTACGTTTGATAGGTTCGGTCAAAAGACCACCATCACCATAACCAACGTATCCGTTTGGCGCACCAATCAGTTTTGCAACCTCGTGTTCTCTTGCATATTCACTACAATCAAATCTCACAAGATATTTCTCATTTCCAAAGAGTGATTTACATAATTCTTTTGCCAATTGTGTTTTTCCAACACCCGAATATCCTACGAATAAAAAAGAACCAATTGGTTTTTCAATGTTATTCAATTGTAATTTATTGATTGTAAGTGTTCTGATTATTGAATCTATTGCGTTGTCTTGACCGATGATAGAAGATTGTAATTTTTGCTTGATGCCAACAACGTTTAAGCCACCGTTACTGATAGGAATTTTTGTCACTTCTTCGACAACGTTTCTTACATCTTCAACAGTTAGTTCAATACGTTTTTCTCGAACTTTATTGATTCGTTTTTGTTCTTTTTTTATGCGTCCTAAAACTCTGTCTTCCTGTTCTAAAACATATTCTGCCTTTTCATAACATTTTGTGCTAACGATTTTTGCTTTGATGTTCTCAACGTCTCTAAATTGTTTTTTCAAATTGGTCAACTCATTAGAAGTTGTGACTTGTAATTTCACCTTTGCTGCCACGTCATCCATCAAATCTATGGCTTTATCTGGAAGGCAACGGTAAGGGATATATTGTTCACTTAAATCAACACAGGCTTTCAAAACATCGTCAGAAAATTCTACGTTGTGTGCAGATTCATATTTTCCCTTCAGTTTTCTCAAGATTTTCAAACAAGATTCTTTTGATGGTTCTTGGATTAAAACTTCGGAAAATCTTCGTTGCAATGCTTTATCATTTTCAAGATATTTTTTATATTCTGCCAAAGTAGTTGCGCCAATAATTTGAAATTTATTACTTGTGATATAAGGCTTTAGAATATTTGCAAGGTCTGAAGAGCCTTCTGCGCTGCCAGTTCCGATAATGTTGTGAATTTCGTCAATGAAAAGTATGTTGTTCTTGGTTGCAGACAATTCTTTCAAGATGCCTTCCATTCTCTCTTCAAACATCCCTCGATATTTCGTTCCAGCAACTAAAGAGTTCATGTTTAAAGAATATATAGTTTTGTTTGAAATGTCTTGTGGACAGTCACCGCCCACTATATTACAAGCAAGTCCTTCAAGCATGTTGGTTTTACCAACACCTTCTCTTCCAATCAACATAATATTACTCTTTTTTGTACGGAGTAATATTCTATACATTTGATTCATTTCATATTCTCTACCAAAACAAAACTCTATTTCTTTTCGGAGAGCTGCTTTGTTTAGATTGGTGCAATACTTATCAATGAATTCCGTTTTTGTTTGTTGTGTATTGGTTTGATTGTTTGTTGCTGATGCGCTGATAGTGACATATTCTTGATATTCTTCAAGATTTTCTTGTAATTCTTCGTCAATTTCGTCTAATGTTTCCTTGAAAGTCACAGGTTCAATTGCTAAGTCTAAGAACATTAATGAAAGTTCGTTTGGAATTTTCATAATCCCATGAAATACATCTTCAACAGATGCTTCATCTTTATCCTCATATTTCCATGTATTCTTTTGACCGTAATCAAGAATCGCTTGCAGAGTAAGATTTATTTTTGGCTCAACACCCTTTTCGACTTCTTTGACACCTGTTACTCGAATCTCCATAACTTGGTCAACTAAAAATGGAATGTCAACATTCAAATCTTTCAAAACTTCAATGACCAAATTCGATTTAGAATCCGTTAAGATGGCATAAACCAAATGTGAAACACGAACTTCTATATCTTTGTCTTCTAATTTTGCATAGGCTGTTGCCTTTTTTATACATCTGTCGGTAAACTTATCGTATTTCATTTGTTTGTTGTTTTTAATAATGTTTGTTTAGCATAAAACAATATTCATGCCTTTGACAATAAATAGATTTCAAGATTCGATTATTACTATCTATTTATAGAAAAAGGACAATTTTTAAACCTCGTAACCTCGGTTGCGATAAAGTTCAAATTATGTTATTACTAGAAGAAAAAATAGAAAATACAAGCACATGTTATTTTGATTCATCCAATGTGTTGGCTTGCAAATATTTAAGTGAATCGTCAGAAATGTTAATCATTTTCAAAGGAGGTACACAGTATTTGTATAGTGATGTTTCAAATTACACATTCCAAAGATTAAAGGTTGCCCAAAGTCAAGGTGAAGTTTTCAATAGACTTATTAAAAACAAATTCAAATGTGAAAAAGTTGCAAATTCTATGGATTTAACAGAATTAATTCTAATGATTGATAATTTAAAGAAATCTGTTCAATAGATTGTTCATATTTGGAACATTTTCAACATCGTTCATATTTGGAACAATGTGAACATCGTTCATATTTATATGTAAATAACAATTAGACTTATGGCTTCAATAAAACCTAATGAATTTCCGATTATTCCTACATTAGACGGGACAGAAGAGTTATATACGCAAACTGGTGGAACAAATGGTAAGTTCACAACAGCGCAAGTTGCTGCACTTTCAATAATAAACTATTCAATCACTCCAATAGAAACTGGACGTAAATGGATAGACGGTCAACCTGAATTAGAAGTTGTGCTTAATATTAGTGGACATGTGACTGGTAATAATTATAAACACGATTTGGGTGTTGCTACTTATATAAGTGTGGAAGGATACACATGGCAATCTGCTTCACCGTCAACTATATATGCGTTAAATAGAAATGATTCAGCAGGAACTTTATCTAAATTCCAATATCTAAATTTAGATGCAAATAATATTAATACTATTAAAACAGACACAGGTTATGATAGACTGTTATTTATAGTTAAATTCACAAAAGTGAAATAGATAAATGAAAATAATATTAAGCGAAACGGCATATAATCAACTGCTTGGCAAACCAATTTTGCCGATTGATAAACAGAACATTCAAGAGAAATTCAATTTCACATCTTTTGAAGTGCAAGACACGTTAAATCCAGATGTTTTTGATGTTAAAAACCACATGATTAAAGATGTTCGTAAGAAATTACTACAAATTGGCAAAGATTTTTATGATTTTCTTGGAATAGGATATGTTGACTTAAAAGATATTATCCTCACTGGTTCAATGGCAAACTATAATTGGTCTGCTTATTCAGATGTTGATTTACACGTGATTTTAGAATATAATCAAATATCTAAAAATAGTGATTTAGTTGACGAATTTACATGGACAAAAAAGGAATTATGGAATGAGGAACACAATATCAAGATAAAAGATTATGATGTTGAAATGTATGTTCAAGATACAAAGGACAATTTGATTGCAGGTGGAGTATATTCAGTTCTTTACGATAAATGGTTAAAATTGCCCAAGAAAGAACAGATGAATTTTAACCAAAATGCTGTCAGTAAACTAGTTGACAATATTGAAGCAAAAATTGATGCGTTGATAAAAAGATATTTGATGGGCGATTGTTATGGATTAACGTCAGATATTGATAACATTAAGGCAGCAATTTCTAAAATGCGCAAGCAGGGTTTGGCTAACGGTGGTGAATTTTCACGTGAAAATCTGGCATTCAAAGCGTTAAGACGTATGGACTTGTTGGATAAGTTGGATGACATGAAAAATCAATTGTATGACGACAGTTTATCAGTTGAAAAATCAAGAGGTGAGAAATTAGCATCTGGTGAAATTCAAAGAAATAGAAAACAAAGTAAACTTGAAGATGAAGATGAAGCTGAAACAGGAGATGGAAAGGGTCGTTGGATGGTCAACGGAAGACGTTTCAAATCCTTACGAATTGCAGAAAAAGTCTTAGGGATTCCAAGGGCAACAATCCAATGGAGAATGAATAGCGACAACCCAGAATACAATGGTTACAAACAAATGGACGTATGATTCGACTATTTATAACAAAAAGATAATCAATTAACACAATAAATATGTTTTCACTACCGATACCATTTATAGAACAAGGCACAGCAAAAACTTGGGATATTCAACAAGGATATGAATTAAATCCAAAGGAATGTTTATGTACAAGTACAGACACATCTGGAACTACTGTTGATTTTACAGCAGTGATAGCTAAACTTGATGACATTTTACTTCAAATAGAACAACAAAACGTAGATGTTGAACAAACAACGCTATTTGCGACAGGTAGTAGTTCAATTCCAGCAGGTGTTCAAAGTTACACGATTATCAATTTGGGTATAGACCCGAATGACCCTCTGTCAGCAGCGAATGCAATGATAATTGATGGTTTGTCAATTAATACAAAAATAATGTCTTTTGGTAATTCAACAGACACAAATCAAGTGTTAGTTAACCCTGTGACGTATGACGCTAATGGCAATACGTTGTTTATCACTTATAATACACCAATTTGATAAAACGTGAGAAAAACGTGTAATACACCACAAGTCATCACCGAAACCATTCTATGTGCAAAGACTTGTACTGTAAAATGGAATGATGCGCCTGTTGCAAAATTCTCCTTTGACAATTATGTAATATCAGATGATTCACAGTATTTTGATTCAGAAAATTTAAGTCAACGTCAAATGAGATGGGCTTTGTATTGTGGGGATGCTTTGATTTATGAATTTGGTTTTGGAAATCATTCAGATAGTATCACAGAATTATCTAATGGTTCAACTTATAGTCAAATGAATTTGGGTCTTAACAATATTGACATTTTAAACTTCGTTGAAAGCATACCTAGTACAATAGTACCTTTAAAAACTAAGTTTCGTTTATATCTTGATGTGAAAGATGATAGCGGAATTGAAAGCGAAAATATATCCAACGTTTACTATTTTACAATATAAAAATTATGAAAATATTACAAGGAAAAGATGCTCTTAATAAAGCTAATCATTTGATGGAAGCCTTAATACCATCAAATGTGAAGCATAGTTTCAGCAACATAGAATCACAACACTTGGCACATGATGGCAAAATTTATGCTATTGTGAAAGAGAATGCTGACTTTGTTCTGAAAGTTGCCAATAAACCAAATCCTAAAAATGCCGATGACTTTGACTACCTCAACGGACTTGGCAACAAAAATAAAAACGTCAAAAGAACTTACAGTGAAAGCGTTAGAATTTTAAATCTGATGGATGTTGAGTTCAAACGTATTTATGGTTCACGACTTATTGAAGCGTTTGTTGCTGATAAAGGGCAAATTGACGAAAAAACAGTTTTGAAAATCAAAAATCCTAACCCTTCAACATCAACTGCATCTGAAATTCCAATGGGAAAAGATGAAATGTCTGCTGATGCTGTACCCGAAGCTCCTGCTGATGGGTCTGATGAATTTGACACAAATGATGCTAGTAATGGTGAAACCCTTGATAGTGGTGAAAATAGTTCAGAAAATCCAGATGATTATTCAGATGTTAATCCAGATGATTTGGAAACTGACAACCCTGAAAAAATGATTCAAAAATTATCAGGAAAATTGGCTTACGAACTTAGAGATTTCGATGATTCAGACAAATATTCTAACGTTGCAAAATTCGCAATGTCTATGGCTACATCTGCACTCCAAACGGATAAAATGTCTGACTCTGATAAAAAATCTATTGAGAAGAAATTAACTGCCAAATTTGATGGTTCTGGTGATTCTGAAGACGGACAATCGGAAGATATACCGTCAGACAATGCAGAAGGTGGTGACGAACTTGACTTTGATAGTGAGCCAACAGAAGATGTGGGTCAAGACATGAATAAACAAGAATCGTTTAAAGTTAGTAAAGGTAAATTGCTTGAGATGTTTAAAAACATCAAACCAACGAAAAAAATAGTTAAAGAAAACATATTCTTTGAATTTGCCGATGAATTTGATTTTTATAATGAACCATCTGACGAATTAACAGAAGAAGATTTGGACTTAGATGTTGACGATAATTTTGATGATGATTTTGATAGCTATAACCAATACGATGTACCACAAGAAAAAATTCTATTCGACATTGAAGAAGATATTTATTCAGAGCCAGTACGTTCACCAAAAAATAAACAATATCAAACATCAATTGGTAATGTGAATGTCGGACGAATTGATGGTGATGATGACAGTCCGAGTGTGTCTGAATTTCAAACCAAACAAACAACAAAAAGAAATCCTTTTAAATACATTAAATAAATATGAAAACCAATAAAATGAATCCTTTACGCCAAATGATTGTTGAAGCAATCTTGAAAGAAGCAGCAACCAAAGAGAAAGAGAAAAAAACTTTCAATGAATTGGATAGAATGATTAGTGATGTGCGAAGCAAGTTGATAGATTTGAGTGATGCGTTTGTAAGTCATGGTTTGTCAGAAACATCTAAAGTTTTTCTTCAAATCGAAAAGATGAACCATATTCTTGCAGATTTAGACCCAGTTAAGGTTAAAATGAAAGAAATGTTTGCACCAACACCAAATACCACACAAGGCGCAGAACAATTAGTAGGTGAAGGTGAAGACTTAAAAATGAATGCTGATGCTGACCGTAACATGGAAAAAAAAGCAACAGACATGTCAAAAAAATATCAAATGGACATTGAATTGACAGATGACCAACAATAGATTCTTATGACTAAAATCAAAATATTACTTGAAAATGCTTTGGTTCATAAGGAAAAAATTGAGCCAAACATTTTGAACGCTATCACAAATAAATCTCATTATTTGGCAGATAATTCTGCGTACCCTCAAATGATAGGTCGTGGAAATTTTTTGTTGGATTCTAGCAATAAGCATTTTAACAAGTGTCTTGGCAAGATTAAACGTTCTCACAATGCAACAGACATTACACCAGAGAAGTATTTTGAACTTAAAAAAACTATTGGTACAGTTCTATACAATATTACGAAGATTGAAGAAGAACATAAGACTGAATTAAATCAATTGGCTGAAACAATCATTAGAAATTATTTCAATGTGCCAAATGATATTCAGTTTGAATTGTCTGATGATGGGTTTAACGTTGAACTTGGCGATGAAGTTTTGAAGGGGTTGGAAACACCACAACAACAAGTTCAATTTGACGACCATTCTTATATTGAAAACGCTAACAATCAAATTGATAGAAGTCGAACTAATTATGCTTTGATTTGTGGTGGTAGTAATCAAGCAATGGAACTGTTTAAAAGTTACGAAAACGCTTTAGATTCCATTGATTATCGTTTGTTTGACTTGTATCAGAAGTTTATTTCTTTCAATCATTTCAACCTTTGGGTGACACCCGATGAAGTTTTATCCGATGAAGTTCAAAACAATAATGATTTTAAAATATATCAGAAGGGTGATGGTTATGTGATTGCAATTGAACCGAACAATTTTCTGATGACTTTGTATGAAATGTCTAAGGCTGTTTTGTCAATCCTTTTCCAAGAGAAATATGACAATTCTTATGTTGACTATGAAAATCTATGGAATACCAGAATTGGAACGATTCTGTGGCAAGATTTTATAGAAAACATCAAACAACGCAAACATTTTCCATACATTGTTGATTCAATGAACCAATTGAACGATTCTGACTACTTATATGTTATGAAAGAAGTGTTTGCAAAAACCAACCATGCAAAAGAGATGTTTGCTGATTTATGCGACTCATTTAATTCAAAATAACTAATCTGATATATAATTAATCAAACATGAAATCCAAACTAACTATTCTATTGAACGAGAATCAATATCGTCAGATTTTTAAGGAAAATCAAACGGAGTCGTTAGAATCATATCAACAGAAACTCAAGCAAATGATAGAATCTGGTGATGAAGATAATATTCGTTTGGCATTTTCTTATGAGTCTGCAATCCAAGCTGATTATCCTCAATTTGATATGGAATCGTTTATCCATGAAGAGTATGACGATTTGTTACTTTTGTTAGAAATACATTTATCACAATATGGAAATGAATTAGAAGAGGATATTGTAGACCATTTAATAATGCTTTTTACAGTAGATGGTCTTGATTTATCTGAAAACGATTCTTACAATTTACCAGAAAACATAGGTGTTTTGAAAAATCTCACTTGGTTAAATTTTTATGCTGCACATTTAGGTTATCTACCAGCATCATTTTCTAATCTTAAAAACTTAAAATCACTTAACTTGGATGAAAATTATGCTTTTCAGACTATCCCAGAAGAGGTTTTAAATTTAACTTCATTAGAAGATTTATCTATTGACGACCTTAATCAACTTCCTGAAAATATTGGTAATTTAACAAATCTAAAAAATCTAAACATAAGTTACGCTAGAAATATAAAAACATTGCCCAATAGTTTTTCAAAATTAACTGCTTTAGAATCATTAAATTTGTCTGGGACAGGTATAACTAATATTCCAGATTACTTCAAAAATTTCAAAAATTTGCAACGGTTAGATTTAAGTTATCTGGAAATTTCCGAAGATGAAATTATAAGAATACGTCAAATATTGCCAAACACTGAAATAATCTTTGAATGACAATTGAAAACCAACAGATTTTAACTAACATCATAGGATTGATAGAATCCTGTGTCAAAGAAAACATTGAACTTGCATGGCAAGTCGGAATAGGCGCAGAAACATACATTCCAAATTTTAATATAAAGAAATTCCTGCTTGATAGATATGATTTTCTCCAAATTAGTAGAAATAAAGAACATGATGACTTTGTTCAAGCTATTGTCATCCATCTTTCAGCTAAGAAATTAAGTTTCACTAATGCGATAAGATTGCCAAATTGGCTGGGCATTCTCAAAAACCTCGAACATCTTATAATCACGCATTCATATTTTACTGAAATTCCAAAGACTATAACATCTCTTGAAAATTTGAAAAATCTTGAGATAATCCATTCAAAACTAGAAGATTTGACAAAAGACATTGGAAAAATGAAAAATCTGAAGGCTCTAAATTTGACAGGCTCACGTGTTGGTAAATTCCCAAGGGAAATGGAAAATCTTCAGAACTTAAATGAAATATTCTTGGACGGCAATCCAATATCTTTGGAAAGTTACTACGATTTGCAAGATATGTTGCCGAATTGTACTATTTATTTGCCTTCGCAGTGTGGCTGATAATGTTTACTAATATTCAAAAGTGAACAATTTTTTAGCAGTTTCCAAACCTATTGTATTCTCAAAATAATTAAAAATATCTTCTATTGGTTCATTAACCATGTCAAATGCGCTTTGTTGATTTTTCATGTGTTTGGCGTGTTCTGGATTGAAACTGATTGCATCAATGATAGTCGTCATAAATTCTGAACTATCTTGTGATTCATTAAAGTTCATTATAACATATACAAAATCATTTGGTGAATTATCAATCCAACTGCTATAAGCATATTCAAAATCTTTACTAGCAAAACACCAAAACGAATTACAACCGATATTTTGCATACCTTCTACTGAATCTACTCTGATTACAAGGATATTATTCTTGTTATATAATAATTGTAAATCACTATCATCGGATATTAATTCCAACACGTTTTGAATAGTCGTTTCATTGCCAGTTATAAAGTTTTTATTATCTTGGAAAAAATCAATGAAATCTTCAAGATTATTTCCAGATTTGAACCCCTTTTCATATATTTTTGTTCGTTTTTCCGCATCTAATTTATCAATATATTCGATTATTGGTAACAGATATTCAATATCATTATGAAATTTAGACATTTCACTCGAATCTCTCGGAGTCCTTATATCATTCTTTAAATTCCTTAGAGCAATAGATGGTAACTTTTTTATACTTTCAACAACTCTCACTCTGAAATTCAATGTTCTAATTAATTCACCAATGTTGCCAACATTTAATGGGTTTGTAAAATCCTTTATTGGAAAAACATTCTTATTATATTTTTTTATCTGATTATACACAAAAGATAATTCACCAAGTAAATCAAAATAGTCTGTTATCTCTTTAGTGTGTCGCAAATAATAATAAACATCTGCAATCAACTTCGTGTAATTATCACCATTGGTTACAGATAAAATAAGTTCTTTGACATCACCATCTAACAAACCAGTTTTAAAATAAACTTTGTCAGCTAATTGTTGATTTTCTTTGATAATTGCTCGAATAATTGTTCGTAATTTCATGTTGATAGATTATAATATATCTATAAATATCAAAAGACATTGAAAACAAACATCTAAAGATATTTATATAGAAATCTTTAGATGTTTCAAATAAACAATGGTTGAAGAAACTAAAATAGTAAACAAAAAATATGCTCAAAACAGGGCAAAACAGGAAATAGCAAGCGACTATTATGAAGGCTTGTTAAATCCTGCGTTTATTATTGAAAAATACATGAAAACTGTCACCAAAAACGGTTATAGACCTTTCGTTTTATTTCCTAGACAAAGAGAGATAGTTGAAGCATACGAAACATATCGTCATAACATTGTAACCAAACCTCGACAAACTGGTGTTTCTACAACAACCGCAGCTTATTTAGCAGTAAAAGCAGCCTATACAGACCCTGAAAAACCAGAATTGATTGTTATTGCTGCAAACAAATGGAAATCTGCTAAAAACTTTTTAGGACTTATCCGAAAATACATGGCAGATTTGCCTTCTTGGATTTGGGGAAAATATTATGACCACGACAAAGCAATTGAAGGTCATATAGATGGGAAAGGTTCTACTGAAACTTTAACATTACTTAACGGTACAAGAATAATTGCTGTTGCTACATCGCCTGACACATTACGTGGTTTGACACCAACTTTTCTTATATTAGATGAAGCTGCGTACATTAAATCTTTTGCGAAAGAATTATACACGGCATCAATGGCATCTCTTATTATAGGTGGTAAAATGATTATTATTTCTACACCGAATGGTAAAGATGAACTCTACTATAAAGTGTATGTTGGCGCAAAATCTGGTGAAAATAATTTCAATTTAGTTCGCTTGGAGTGGTTTGAAGACCCTAGATACAACGTTGATTTAGAGTGGCATAAGACCTACGATGATGGTAAAATTGAAATATTAAAAGAGGAACTTTTCACCTTTGAATCATTTGCAAGTATGGTTAAAAAAGGGTACAAAGCGTACTCTAGTTGGTATCGTGATACTTGTGCTGCATTGAACAATGATAAACTAGCAATCGCCAGAGAACTTGACGTTAAATTTGAAGGTTCTGCTGGAACAGTGGTCGAACAAGAATGGCTCACGTTCCACGAAAAATACAACGTTATAGAACCATTAGTCAAATGTGAAACAGAAGACCGTCTTTGGATTTTTGAAGAACCAATTGAAGGTCATCAATATATCATGGGAGTTGACGTTAGTAGTGGTAATGCAGATGACTATTCGTCTATGGTTATTATAGACACACTCACAGGATTTCAAGTTTTAGAGTTCAAAGGAAAAATAAGACCTAATGAATTGGCAGTAATTGTCAACAAATATGGTCTTTTGTACAATTCACTAACTGTCATTGATACAACTGGCGGTTATGGTGATTTACTTGTGTTTAGTTTGGAAGAATTGAATTATGGTTTACTTTATTACGATAAAGGTAAACAAGACCATTTGAAAAAACACCCAAGTACACAAGTAGATAAAAATAAATTGGTTGCAGGTTATAAAATAGGTACATTTAGACCGCAAATTATAGGTAAATTAACTGCTGCAATCGAAGCCAACGAATTTAAAATACGTTCTCAACGTTTGATTGGCGAACTAGAAACATTTGTTTGGGTTAACGGAAGACCCGACCACATGTCTGGATTCAACGATGACGTTATTTTTGCTGCTGCCCTTGCACTATGGATTTTGGAAACAGAGTTCAAAAGTCTTGCTCGTGCAAAAGAGAAAACTACAAGCATCTTATCAGTTTGGGCTGGTACAAGTAACAAAGAAGTGAAAAAAGTTGAATCGAATTTACCTGTTCAATTAAATCAAAACAGAAATCAACCGATGAAAAATGTTCAAGACCCAATGGGACAATATAGTTGGCTTTTAGGTAGATAAAATATGAAAAAGAAAATACTTTTGAACGAAGGGCAATATCATTTATTGTTTGAGAATGACAATCAAAAATTCATTGATGAGGTGAAGAACCTCATAAGCAGTGGTCAAATTGAAAACATTGAAACTGCGTTACAAATGGGCAAATGGATGAAAGCCGAAGGGATTTTTGATGTTAAGAAATATTTAGCTGAAGAATATAAAGGCTTAGTTAAATTTTTAAAAAGTGTAAATTACCAAGTAAAAAATGGAAATTACATTGAAAATATTGTTTATATGTTAAATTTAACACGTGTAGATTTAGGTGTCGCTGCACTCGGAATATTACCGAAAGAGATTGGTCAATTAAAAAATTTAACAACATTAATCGCTACAAATAATCATTTGAAAGATTTGCCAAAAGAAATTGGCAATTTGACGAATTTAGAATGGTTAGCTTTAGCAGATAACCATCTCACGTCTTTGCCAAGTGAAATAGGTCGATTGCAAAATTTAAGGATTTTATCTTTGCCAAATAACCGTCTCACGTCTTTGCCAAGTGAAATAGGTCGATTGCAAAATTTAACAACTTTGAATTTGTCTAATAATCCATTACCCTTACAAGAAAAAGCAAATATTGAAAAAATGTTACCAAATTGTGATATAGAATTTTAGCCTTTATGAAAATAATACTTAACGAAAATCAATATAAACTTTTATTTGAATTTGATGATTTTTCCAAAGAATTAACGGAAATTAAAAACTTGATTGAAAGTGGACTAGAAGAAAATATAGTTTTAGCATTTCAAATTGGTGAAGGCATGGAATCTTATGTTCCTAATTTTAATATGTTTGGATTGATAAGTTATAATTATGGTTCATTGTTAAATCTTATTAGAATACGCAAAACAGATAGTATGCCACAAAAATTATTGAATTTATTTGATACAACAACATTAAAATTATCAGGTCATAGACTATTTAAATTACCATTAAACTTAGACAAATTAAAAAATCTTCAGACATTAGATTTAAGTTCAAATGATTTTTCACAGTTTCCAATGGGATTATGTTCAATGACATCATTAATAAACATCAAACTAAACGACAATAAAATAAGTGAAATCCCACCTTGTATCGCCAACTTAAAAAATTTGGAATATTTAGGCTTACGAAATAATCTATTGTCAGAGGACGACTATAAAACAATAAGTAAATACAATCCGAAGACTATTATAAGTTTTACAGATAATATCTATGCACAACATAATAAAGTTCACAGATATTAAAATTTCGGCAAATTGTAACATAGAATTTTAACCTTTATGAAAATAATACTTAACGAAAATCAATATAAACTTTTATTTGAATTTGATGATTTTTCAGAACAATTAGACAACTTAAAAAGATTGATAGAGTCAGGTCAAGAAGAAAATATCAAACTTGCCTTCGAGATAGCTACAGGAATGGAATCTTATATCCCAAATTTTAAACTTGAAACTTGGTATAAAGAACAATATCGAGAATTATTAGACTTCCTTATAACTAATAAATACAACAATGTACTTTCTAAAGGACATTGGTTTCACACATTTCTTAAAAATTTCCTGAATGTGTTAAACAGTGATGTTATCACTTTTAGCGATAAAGATTTAGTCAAATTACCAAAAGGATTCCAAAAATTCCAAAATCTCCACACTTTAATTTTAAGTTATAATAAATTTTCAGAGTTTCCAGTAGTATTATGTTCAATGGAATCACTAAAAAGAATAAACTTGCAACATAATCAAATATCTGAAGTACCATCTTGTATTGCCAACTTAAAGGGGTTGGAATATTTAGATTTACGAGACAATCTATTATCAGAAGGTGACTATGAATCAATAGGTAGATTAAATCCTAGTGCAATAATCCGTTTCACTGATAACATATATATTCTAAATAACCAAATTCACAATTATTATAAACAATAGCAAATATTTATATAAAAACTCGTTTTCACAATACAACAAAAAGAACAAACAAAAAATTACAAATGACTTACACAATAAAACCATTAGACGTGATGCTTTTAGAAGCATATCAAAATAAAGACAAAGGAGCTGCTACTAAAATATTGAACGAACTTCGCAAAAATCCGAAACAAAAGATGTTGTATGCGCTTGTTGACAATTTGAAAAATGGTTCTGTTCCTTTGGTTGACATTGACAGTTTTATCAATGAGAACATAGAAATGGCAAAATCTTTACAAATAAACAAACTGAAACCATTATTTGAAAATAAAGTCTCGTCAAAGACAAAAGAACAAACAGCAGAACCATTAGTTCAAGCAATAACAACTTTACTATTTGAAGGAAAAACTGCTCTGAACATGAGTGAGTATTACAAATCCTTTGCATTAGTTCGTGAACATTTGACTTCCATTAATTCAAAAGACAATCTGTTCACAGAAGATTTGAAAAGTTTTGACCAAGAATATTCAAACCTTGACGAAGCTGACAAAGTGATTGTTGAAAGTTTATTCAAAACACCACATAG